GTAGAGATATTGTTTTTGAGAGTGGCCAATATGACGGAAGTGGGGTATATGGAAACGGAACTGGAACAGATTACTCTTGGAAACATACTGTTTGGACTGTAAGGAGTTTTAAATTAACGATTACTAAGGCAGGTTATGAAACTTACATATCTAACTTTAATTTCAACGGAAAGACTATAATAACCATCACGCTAAAAGCACAGGTGGCGAAGTTTGAGGACGATAACGGAAATGTCTTTGATAGGGTAGATAAAACAAATAGTGGCACAACTAATTTAAGACGGAAATTAACTAAGGTAATGTAGGTATATAAAATAACAGACGGAAATCAACTAAGTTAATGTAATGAAAGTAAATATGAGTAGGTATTTATGACTAACCTAGAAAAACAATTAAAAGAAGCAGTGTCAGAGCATAAAACAATTTATGGTCGGATTGATAATGTTGACCGAAAGTTAGATGCGGCTATTTTTGAGAGAAAAACCGAAATAAACGCCCTAAGGGCAGAGTCAAAACTAAATAACAAGGAACTATCTATGGAGATAAAAGAGATGAAAAAGGACATCGAAAAAGTTTCAAAAGATGTTTGTGCCGTAAAGGGCGACATAAAAGACCTAAAAGACTACCTGATTGAGACGTTAGAGAAAAAAACAGATAATGATGAATTTCTTTTTTGGCGAAACACTATCATTATCGGACTAATTACAAGCATCTTCTTAATGTTTGTGGGAATTTTAATCAAATGAAAAGAACAAAATGTGAGGTCTACAAAAGAATCGTAGGATATATAAGGCCCGTAAAAGACGCTAACGAGGGCAAGCAGGCAGAAATGTCCGAAAGAAAAGAATTTAAGATAGGAGGCCAAAATGGCTAGACACCCGAAGGGCGTTCCGTTCGCCTACAGCGGCTTAACAGATTATAGGATGGGAATCCCAGGTGATTCCTACTACTGGTATAGAGTTCAGGAGGACTTTGCCAAAAAAGCAATCGGAATCGCAATTCACCATTCAGTTACAAAGGATGTTCACCCAGACGCAATCGCAAAGATGCACATCTCAAGATGGGGCAAATCAGCTGGTGTTGGGTACCACTTCATTATTTCAAGAAATGGAAAAACGTGGTATGTGGGAGACTTGGGAACTCAAAGGGCCCACGTTGCCAACAAGAATCATCAGTATATCGGAATCTGTTTACTAGGTGAGCACCACAAATACGCACCAACCAAGGCTCAGTATGAATCAGCTCACAAGTTAGTCGCAGAGTTACAAAAGAAATTCGGCAAGAAAAAGATTGTCAGACACAAAGACCTACAAGCAACTGCTTGTCCTGGTTCTTATACTAATATGTCTTATATCATAAATGGCTATCCAAAGCCAAAACCTGCGCCAGTGACTGAATCACCAGCACCGAAGCCGCCAGTTGTGGTTGAACCGCCAAAACAACCAGAAGCTCCAGTGGCTCCAGAAGTTGGGGTCGATGTACCGACAGAGATGAAAGACAAAGAAACCTGGATGGATACACTTGTAAAAATATTAAATATAATAACTAAATTTATTAAAGGAGAACTATGAAATACACACTTACAAAAGAAAATCTCGTAAAAATAGCAAAGGGTGCAGGAATCGCCCTTGGTGGAGCGCTTCTAGTCTATGTGGCTGAAGTACTACCAGAAATTGATTTCGGTGTTTACACTCCACTAGCAGTAGCTATTGGTGGTGTACTTATTAACGCTGGAAGACAATTCTTAAAAGAATAGAGAGGGAATATGACGCTAGGAACGATTAGAACTGCGGTTAGAGAGAGGTTAGACGACCCAACAGATAGGGAAAGTTTCTAGTTGACTTTTAACCGAACTTGTGTTAAGGGTTCCTTAAGAAACAAGTTCTAAGGAGAAAAATGGATAAAGACAAAGTAGGCCTTTGGTCGAGGCGTTTTCATATCGCCAAAGATGCTCAAGCCTCAAGATTTAACAAATTCGCTACTTACTTTGAAAAAATGTACGCCATCGTTAATGACGGCGATATGGCTGCTTGGCGTTCAAAAATAGTCATTCCAGTATTAGCCGAGAAGGCGTGGCACATCATCGCTAAACTCTCAACTGGTAAATCTGGCTGGAATGTGATCGCCAAACAAGAAGACTGGAAAGAGTCTGCTAAAAACATGCAGGATCTTCTTCATTTTCAATACGAAAACCCAGAACTAGACAAGCCAATGTTCGTAAAACTAACTGAATCTCTAATAGACGCAGTTGTTACAGGAACAGCGGTTGCTAAGGTTCCTTGGGTTAAAAGAGAAACCAAACAATTCCAAAGAGCGATTGATGATGGTGTTGTTGACCTCACAAAAACCCTAGCGACCGAAAAAACCCTTGTCTACAACGATTTTATTCCAGTAAATATCTTTGATGTCTATATTGCTCCTAAATCAACTTCTCTCCAAGCCGCTAACTGGGTTATTCTTAGAAGCGAAAGAACCCTAGCCGACCTTAAGAAAGCTGGAGTTTACAAAAATCTTGATAAGGTGGTTGCCGGTAAGGTAGAAGACCCATCAAGCCAATACAAACTCAAAAGAAACGCCTTAACAGATCAACAAGAAACAGACGAAACAACCGAAATAGTAGAAGTCCTAGAGTGTTACGACAGAATCAAAAACACTATCACAACCATCGCCAACAAAGCAGTTGTTATCAGGGAACAAGAAAATGACTACTGGCACGGGAAATATCCCCTTGTGGCTTTTAACGTTAAGCCCCGTTCTTATGACTTCTGGGGTGAAGGAATCTTTGAAGTAACTGAGCGTCTTGCGGCTGGAATAGACGACTCCTTTAACCACTTTATGGATAACTGGAACCTTTCGGTTGATGGAATGGTGATGCGAGAAAAAGGCACCGATCTTGACGACTTTATCGTTGAGCCAGGTGGTGAGATTACTTACCGGGGCCAACGACCAGAGATGGTCAAGTTCCCAGAGCCAAACCCAAGCGGTGTTCAGAATGTTCAGCAAGTCCTTCGTTCAGCAATTGACGGCTTAACAATCTCTCCATACGAAACAGGCGTGCCAAATACTCAAGGATCAGATAAAACTAGGGGCACAGCAACAGGGATTATTAGAATCCAAGAAGCAGCTCAAGATATGCTCGGCTTTATGAGATATATGTTTAAGATGGGTGTTAAAGAGGTCGGCACAATGTGGATGTCAAACAACCTTCAATACTTAGACCGACCAGTTAATATCATCTTTGAAGAGGGAATGAAGGAAGAAGCTAAAGAACTAACCCCAGACGATGTCCAGGGCTCATTTGAGTTAACGGTCGACACTTCGGTAATGGAACCAATCTCAAAAGACATCAAAAGAGAGATGAAACTTGCCTTTATTCAGCAGTTTAAGGATATGTTCGCCCTAAACGAAACCCTAAGACAGAACGACCCCTCAATTCAGCCAATTTACGCCAATGTGCCGAATATCCTTGAATCATTATCAGAAGACTTTGGAATAAAGGACTTTGATAAATGGACAGAGCGACCAGAAATGGAAATGGATTTAGGAATGGAACCAGGAATGGAACAGATGATGCCAGAGATGCCTCAAGAAATGCCACAGGAAATGCCTATTGAGCAAATGGAACCAGAAGAGATGCCTGTTGAACCAGAGATGGAACCCGTTAAACAAAACATAATTCAGAGGTTACTAGGCAGATTAAGATAAGGAGGAACAATGACTGAGAAAAAGAAAATCAAGGAACGGCTCCAGAAAGCCGTTACACTTGGTTCTCAATTAGAAGACTTAACTAGAAACGATGGCTTTAAGGAATCCTACGAGCCTTGGTTAAGAAAATCAGTTGAAATACTTAAAGACGACCTACCAACCAAATATGGTCAGTTATCAGATAGAGAATTTGGAATTATGGCAGGTAGAATAATCGGACTTACCGATGCCCTTGAATACATCGAAATCCAAATAAAAAGGGGTAAGGAAGCCCAAAAGAAACTGGGAGAGTTAAATGGATGAGCTTTGGCAGCACGACGAAGATGGTAAGCCAATGTATGAAACCATTGACCTTACAAAGAAAAAGCCACTCTACGATGAGCATGAGCATATCTTTGAGAAGGAACCCGACCCAGATTACCCAGATCGCTATTACCTAACCTGCAAAACTTGCGGTTGGGGAACGATATTAAATAAATAAGCCCACACAGAGATCGTGCTCTGCTAATAACGAAGGCGAAGGAGAAGCCATGGAAGAAACCATGACTGATGTTCAAAGTGCAGAGACAACTGCCACCGACTCATCACCGGAAGAACAAATCACTGTTGAATCAACTGAACCTGTAGCCTCTGAGGAGACTATGGAAACCGAGAGTCAACTCGATACAAAACCAGAAGATTCTGCTGAAGGGGATGTAAGTGTGCCCTTACATGAAAATCCTCGCTTCAAAGAGGTTTATTCAGAAATGAAGACCTACAAAGAAGAAGTTGAAGCCTTAAAAGCAAAGCTAGAAGGCTTATCGGCAACATCGCAAGAAACGTCTCAATCTGGCGATGAAATCCCAGACCATTTGTGGAAACAGAATGCTGATGGGGAATGGGAAGTTGACACTCCGGCCTACATAGACTGGAAAATCCAAAATGGAGTCACTTCTATCCTTAGGCAGAAAGAAACTGAAACTAAAGTCTGGAACGAAACCTATGAGGCATACCCTCAACTAAAAGAAGACCCCGAGTTGAAATCTATAGTTGAGAACGGGGCATTTGCCGAATTTCAGAGAACTGGAAAGGCAGTCCACCCCAAAGACTATGCAAAAAGGTTATTTGACCGCTTTGCAGAAAAGAAGAAAGAAGGAGCACGGATTGCTCAAGAAAACACCAAAGTCATAGACTCTGCGTATCTTGAGCCAAACAGTCCTGCTTCAAACAGAGAGAGAACCCTAACCAATGCCGACCTTGCCAAGGCATCACCAGAGCAAATCCAGAAATGGGAAGAGTCTGGTGAACTAGACATCGCCTTAAGAGCAGGAACGCTAAAGGGAACTCCAATCGCATAATTAAAGAAAGAAGGAAAAAGAAATGGCAGATGTAAAAAACACTCCAAGCACTGGGGCCGTCTTTATTCCGGAGAAATGGGCCGCTGACACTATTCGTGAGCGTGATGCTGTTCAGATAGCTGCTAAATTGTTCAAGAGATATGACCAAGATGTAGCTAATGACGGTGACACAGTTAATGTTCCATTAATCACACGACATGATGTTAAAACCTATACTCCTGGATCAGACGTTGAAGCACAAGCTAACACTGAGTTAGAAGTATCACTAAAACTTGACCAATTCAAAACTATCGTATTTGAAATCGATGACACTCTAAGCAAACAGTCAAAATATGACCTTGCTAACGAGTATAAGACTGTCGACTCTCAAGCTCTTGGTGAAGACATCGATGCAGCTGTTTTGGCTGAAATCGAAAACGCTGACACTTATGTTGGTTCTGGTTCTGCTGCTCTTACGGATGAAGACATCCTAAGCGCTCGAAAGAACCTAAACGTTGCCAAAGTTCCTCTAACAAACAGATTCTTCATCGTTCACCCATCTTGCGAAGCTCAGCTTCTAAATATGGACAAATTCGTTCGATATGACTCTCTAGGAACTGGTAAAGCAATCGAAGACGGTAAATTAGGTAATATCTATGGAATGCCTGTTTACATGTCTCAGTTGGTAGTAGTTGAGTCTGGAACTCCAAACGTTGTTCACAACGTAATGGCTCACAAAGACGCTATCGCTCTTGCTGTTCAAAAAGACATTAGCTGGGAGCAAAACCGACCAGCCCGAAGACACGCTACAGAATACAAAGCTCTTTGTATGTATGGCGTTAAGACTCTTCGTGACGACCACATGGTTGATGTTAGAACAAGCGAATCCCTAATCAACAACAAATAAAACTAAATAACATGACCTTAATCGGTTTATAAAGGTGGGGGCTTCGGCCCCGACCGAATAAGCCCAGAAAGGAACAAAATGGCTACACTAAACGAAATAATGAGACACATCTCAATCTTAAATGATTCCTCAAACTCTATTCCTGCTACAACTGATGAAATCTACTCAATGCGAGTCAATCTTATCAATGGCAAGCTAGAGTGGCTTTTTGATTATAGGGACTGGGAACACACCGAAGAAGAGTTTACAGCCCTAGTAAACGGAACCGATGAAACACCCTTCCCAGCGCTACTTGTTGCTAAATTGGTCTTACCTGAAGTTAAAATCTCAGAAGGTGCTGACAGCGAGGAGGTTGGCTTCCTCTCTCAACTCAAACAAGATGCTGATGGTGATCTTCGTGATTTTATAAACAAAGTCTCAAAAAAATACCGAACTTTTAAGTCGGTTGCTTGGAGTGAATAAATGGCAGCAAAAACCTTTCAAGTCCTAAACCCTGGACTTGGGTTAAATAATTTTATATCAGACACCCTTATTAAGGACACAGAGGCCTCTGACCTTTTAAATATTGAGTTTACTGAAGCTGGGGGCGCTGCTAAAAGAAAAGGCAGTGTTCAAATAGGTAACGAAACTGGCACTCGCATTAGGGGTGGCGGTTCTTTCTATAAATCAGATGGCACTCGTGAGACACTTAGAGTTAATGGCACTAAACTAGAAAAGTTAGTCGGTAACTCTTGGACAGAAGTAGCAGGTATTACTTTTACTGAAGGCCCCATTAAAATAATTCAAGCCAGAGATGCTCTTTATTTTCATAATGGGCTCGATAATATGTGGAAGTATGATGGTGCAGTTTCCCAGCCAGTAACAGGTGTTAAGGCAAAGTTTGGCGAGTTTTATAACGGTTATCATATCGTAGCCGGCAACCCATCATTCCCATCAAGGGTCTATATTTCAAACCCATCAAGAGCTGAGGACTTTACGGGTATGAGCGGCACAGCAACAGCTGGTTCTGCCAATACTTTAACCGACTCCACAAAGTCGTGGGGAGTAAACGATTTTGCAGACCAAACAGTGAAGATAGTTGGTGGTACTGGTGCAGGACAGTCAAGAGTAATCGCCTCAAACACCGCCACCGTTTTGACAGTCGCCACAAACTGGGCAACTAACCCCGATGCCACTTCTCAATATGTTATTGCGACAGGTAACACAATCGATATAGCCAAAGACGATGGTGATAAGGTTACGGGCATTAAAAGATACCAAGATAAGCTAATCATCACCAAAGAGAGGGCAACCTATCAGCTTAAGTTTGACGAAGCTGGAATCCCAATCTTAATCCCAATTATTATCGGCAAAGGTTGTGTTTCAGCAGGTACAATGGTTAACGTCGAGAATGATTTGTTTATGTTCTCAAGAGAGGGTATTGTTGTTCTTGGTAACGAGCCGAATTATTTTGATGCAATCAGGACTAATACCTTGTCAGCCAGAATTAAGCCAGAACTAGATATTATCGTTGCTTCAAATCTTGAGGACACAAACGCTATCTATTTTGACAATAAATACCTATTGGCAGTGCCTCAAGGTGGGAGCGAGGTTAATAACATCGTTATCGTTTATGACCGAAGATATACTGCCTTCAGTAAGTGGAGTGGGATATTCCCGAATTGTTTTTGGACTTTTATTGACGCAAACAACGACGAACACCTTTACTTTGGTGATGATACGGCAGGAAAAACCTGGGAGTTAAACCAGGGTTATGCCGATGGAGATAATCCAATCAACGCTTACTGGGTATCAAAAAACTTCGACCTAAAAGAGTTCGATGTTAAAAAGAGATTCTTCTGGATGAGACTCCTCTTTAGACGAATCACAGGAACAGTTAGGGTAGAGATTATTATAGATGGTGAAATAACTGTTAAAAATATAACTCTTGGTAGTTCAGGGTCATTTAGAGGAATCGGACACGGCTTAATAAGCACAGTGCTTCTTGGTCGCTCGTCAACCCCTGGTGCTGTTTCTTCATCCTCTCAAGACCAGACCATTGAGTGTCGACTCAACAAAAGAGGTCGAAACATTAAACTTAGGGTATCAAACAATAAAATAAATGAGTCCTTTACCTTATTAGGATTTAAAGGCCGATACAAAACAATGAAAGTACCTCTACCGAGTGGCAGTAGGTTTTAACCCCCGAATATAGCGACTACATGGGTATCTGATACGCCGAACCCAACTGACGTAAATAACTCTCTTGTAAGAATTTCTCGGTGGCTATCAGATGCCATCCAGGCGTCAACGACCTCCTTTGAGTAGCAAGTCTTTCCTTTGTAGAGGTTTTCGCCAAAATGCCTATACTGATTTCCAAAATAGCCCTTAGCCATCTCATCAAATCCGTCGTGGCTAAACTTCTGTTCAACCCTGGGGAGTCTTACTAGAGCGAACTCTTTACCAATATAACTAAACTTAAGTGGTGTTTTGCGGTGAATGTTAATCTCCTCGAGAAGCGTCTCTTCCGAAAGGTCGCAAGACTCGTAAATTGAAGAAACACTAAAATCATTGTCGGTTGGTGTGTTAAGAAAAAGACCGGCAAAGAAGCTAATTACTATTAAAACAATATAAATTAAGTGCTTCATAAGCACATTATAACATATTTATCAAGAAAGGATAAATTATGAATCCAAGATCAGCATGGAATCAGCAGGTTGCTCGACTTGAACAGGCGATGAAAGACAGAGCCGAAGTTCCACCATACGAGTACGTTGTTGATCAAATTGTTAGAAGCAGTTTAACATCCCCAGGAGGTGTTTCGCCTCAAGAGATAGGGGAAACGCTTTATAATCTTTATGCAAAGTATGGCCCAGCTCCATCTAAGAAATTTTACGGAACAATGGCTGCCGAAACCGGTGAAGTTTTGGGGGCTTACACAGACTCTCCTGGCCCAACTCAAGCCGAGATTAATGCCGTTAGAGAACAGGCTGTGCCACTCTTTAACCAATTTATCGACAAGTTAAAAGAAAAGTATGGCGAAGCAAAGGCGGCTGTTAAAAAGTCTTATGACGATGCTTTAACCGCCCTTACAGAAGATTACTGGTCTAGTGCCACACAGAACGACAAAAACTTCGGACAGGGGCTTAGAAGCGCTACTACGGCCTATAATGCTCGTGGTCTCGCTGACTCTTCATACAAAGACCAAGCTATATCAGACCAACGCTCAACCTTCTATGACAACCTTACAGGGCTTGATAAGGCAAGAACTAGGGGACAAGACGATCTTAATTATCAACTCTCAAGGAGTGAGTCGGAATTAGATAGGGGTTATGCCGACGAAAGAAGTAATGCCTATAATGCGCTCCAAAACATCTCTAACCCAAATAGGCCAACCTTTAGCGACTTTGGGCAACTTCAACAGTATTATGGCTCACTAGAGGGCAATAAACCTGCTGTAAGCACGGTTGGTGCTAAAAAACTATCATCCAGTATCGACTTTAAGCCTTACTATGATGCAATTACAAAAGGACAGACACAACAAAGACCAACAATGGTTGGTAATATGAGTAGAGAAGACCTAAATAAGTGGTTATACCCACAAGGAAGATAAATGTTTGATTGGCTAAGAAAGCTAAAAGAAAAGGTGCAACAACCCGCACCAAAGAGGTTTGTGCCTTTAGAGACAGCAAAACGGGCAGCGATTAGGCTTTCACAACCTGTTCCCAAAAGAGTGGGGCCAGGTGATTTTGTTACACCCCTTTACCAAGAAAGAATTAAACCGCCTGCCGTTGATATTAAGAATTATTTAGTATCTACTGACAAAAACACTAACCGTGTCTTTGGTGATAGTGCAAAAAGGTTCTTCACCCAGCAACTCCCAAAAACAGGGGTCAGTCTTTATCAGGAGGCCAGAGAAAATCCAAGTATTATAGCTAACTTTGTGTCGCCACAGACAATGCCTTTTAACAAAATAATCCCTAGACCTAGCGATCAAAGGATAGCCCAAATAGCCGAACAGTCAAACAAGGCGAGGGCAAAAATTGATGATTGGAAGATAAACAAACCCCTAAAAGACCCTTCTGAGTTCACCTCGGCTGAAAGGGGTGCTTCCTTGATGGGTGGTGGAGTACCATCCCTTGCAACTGCAGCCGGGCTTACAGCGCTTACAAAATCAACTATGCCAGCAACTGTCTTATTTGGTGGTCTCGCTAAGGGTCAGACATACGAAGAAGCCAGAGATGCTGGCCTTGATCCACAGAAGGCATCAATGATTTCAACTGCCGCTGGTGTAACCGAAGGGGCTTTAGAAAAAATTGGGCTCGACATTTTCTTTAAGAAATTTGGAACAGGTTCTGGCATCTCTAATTTCGTTGCCAACTCTTTGATTAAAATGGGTTCAGAGGCCCTACAAGAGGGCTCTCAAGAGCTTGGCGGTAACTTCTGGGCCAAAGTTGGATATGATAAGGAGCGAGATTTGATGGAAGGTGTTTATGATGCAATGTTTATGGGCGGAGTCCTCGGACTTGCTGGTGGGGGCTCGGCTTCTTCTATGGAGCAGCAAATCTACCAGAATGCTCGTAAGGCAGGGCTATCCAATGAACAGGCCTCAACTTTTGTAGATGCTATGGCTGACAAGATCGCAGCAGCCGTCGATAAAACCGGAAATTACATTAAAGAAAACCCTCCGGGATTAACCATTAAAAATGTTGACCCTAATATGGACCCCAAGAATGTAGGGAAGGTGGATGTAGGGAACAATCTAGAGCAAAGAGCACTAAAGATAC